GCTTCCCAGATTTCTGGTATGCTGTCTCTCAGGTAAGGAGGTGATTGCTTATGGCAAAGCGCAAGAAACTCCGTCCTGTAAAGTCAAAGAGGCTGTTCAGTAAGACTGCTCAGCGTGTCCACCCAAAGAATCTTTTGGGTTCTTCCGGTTCCTCTTTGGCTATGCGCGGCGGAATCCGTTTAACTTAACATATTAAAAGCCCGGGTTCTCCGGGCTTTTTTCTTTGGGGATTTTATGCCGTGCTATTCTCCTATTAGGGCTTGGCGCTCCAAGTCTCTTAACCCTACGGGTAAGAGGTCTTTGGTTTTTAATCGCGCTCTTGCCCTGCAACCCGATGATCCATTATCGATTCCGTGTCGGCAATGCATAGGTTGTCGGCTTGATAAGTCTGTGCAGTGGGCTGCTAGATGTGTTCATGAGTCTACTCTTTATCCCGATAATTGTTTTATTACCTTGACTTATACTGATAAGTATCTTCCTGAAGGTAACTCACTTGATCATTCTCATTTTCAGAAGTTTATGAAGAAGCTTCGTGATCGCTCTAACTATGTTGGATCTGACGGTGTTAATCCTATTCGTTATTACATGTGTGGCGAGTATGGTTCTAAAAATGGGAGGCCGCATTTTCATGCTTGTTTATTTAACTATTCCTTTACTGATAAAGTATTGTGGAAGGAACCCAACGGTAATCGTTTGTATATCTCTAAAACGCTCGATGAATTATGGTCGAAAGGTTTCTCTACGGTTGGTGATGTTACGTTCGAAAGTGCTGCGTATATTGCACGTTATATAGTCGATAAGTTGAATATCTCGTCTGCTTCTTCTGTTTCCGATCGGATGCGTTGGGCTATGAAGTACGTTGATTGGGATACTGGTCTTATTCGTAATCCTGAATACAACCAGCCCTCTCGTCGCCCCGGTCTTGCTAAAGTTTTTTTCGAGAAGTTTTCCACTGATTTTTTCCCTCACGATTATGTTGTTATCAATGGCCGTAAATTTAAGCCCCCGAAGTATTACGATGGTCTTTTGGAAGTTACGCGCCCTTATGAATTCGACGCTATTAAGGAGCGTAGACAATCTCTTATTAAGTCTGCTGTTGACAACAATACTTTTGATCGTTTATATGCTAGGGAGCAAGTTAAGCTTGCTCAATTTAACCAACTAAAACGTGATAAGGAGTTTTAATATGAAACTTGGTGCTTTTTCTGTTTATGATAGTAAGGCTAAGGCTTTTATACAGCCCTTTTATGCCCCTAATGCTGCTGTCGCCTCTCGCATGATTTCAGATGCTGTTGAGCAGCGTGATCACATGTTTCATAAACACGCTGCTGATTATACTCTTTATCAGATTGGCGAGTTTGATGAAACTACTGGCCTTCTCTCTTCTCAGTTGAAGGACAATGGCGATTTTGCCTATACCAATCTTGGCTGTCTTATTACTTTTTTACCTGCTGATTTAAAGGAGTTGCCCAATGTCTAAGCTTGATAAGTCTGAAATTCAGAAAATTGTTCGCGCTATTGAGTTTCTTAATTCTCATGGCTATGTAGTTAAGGAGGGCCGTTCCACTTCTCCTCAGCTAAAAAAAAATAAAGTCAAGCAATGATTTGTTTCCGTATAGCTCCCAACTCAATCTTGGAGTTTGAAACCGGGCTGGGTTGGGAGTACTATAAGGTGCTTGACTTTGAGCCTCGCGCCCGTAATGGGCGCACTTATTTAACCCTTGTTAAGATCGATCCCGAAAAGGAGTTTAAAAATGAAGTCCCCTTCTCAGCATGATTTTTCTCGCATTCCTCAGGCCCATTTACAGCGGTCGTCTTTCAACCGCCAATTTTCTGTAAAGACTACTTTTGATGTAGATTATCTTATTCCTGTTTTTGTCGATGAGGCTTTGCCCGGCGATACTTTTAATTTAAAAATGCACGCATTTTGTCGTCTTGCTACTCCTCTTAAGCCCTTCATGGATAATTTGCATTTGACTTCCTATATTTTTGCTGTTCCGTATCGTCTTGTTTGGAACAACTGGGAAAAATTTAATGGTGCACAAGATAATCCCGGTGATTCTGTCGATTATCTTATTCCTCAAATTTCTTCTGCTGCTGGTGGCTACGTTCAAGGTTCTCTTTCAGATTATTTGGGTCTTCCTACGGCTGGTCAAGTTCTTCCCGGTAATGTTATCACTCAGTCGTCCCTTTGGCACCGCGCTTATAATTTGATTTGGAATACATGGTTTCGCGATGAAAACATGCAAAATTCTGTTGTTGTAGATAAGGGCGATGGCCCTGACACTCTTTCAAATTATGTACTTTTGAAGCGTGGTAAAAAGCACGACTATTTCACCTCTTGTCTCCCTTTTGCACAAAAAGGCACGGCTGTTGCTTTGCCGTTTACTGGTAATGCCCCCGTTAAGGGTCTTTATGTCGCCTCAACTGGTAATACTGTTACTCCTACTGGTTGGACTGGTCTTAATCTTGCTGCCCCCGCTGGCGTTACTTCTATTCTTACATCTAATAATGGCGTTGGATTTGGTACTACTTCCGCAATAGGCACTGTTCAATCTACTGCCGCGCCTAATGCTTTAGTTTATGCTGATATGTCTGCCGTTGCTTTGACTACGATTAACGCTATTCGTAATTCAGTTTCTATTCAGCAACTTTTAGAAAAGGATGCGCGCGGTGGTACTCGATATACTGAGATCATTAAAGCACATTTTGGAGTCACCTCACCTGACGCTCGTTTACAACGTCCTGAGTATCTCGGAGGCGGTCGTACTTCTGTTAATATTAATCCTATTGCTCAGACTTCTGCCGTTACAGGACAACCTACGCCTCAAGGTAATTTGGCGGCTATGGGTACTGCTTCTGTTTCTGGCCACGGTTTCGTTAAGTCTTTTACTGAGCATACTTTGCTTCTCGGTCTTGTGTGCGTTACTGCTGACATAACTTATCAGCAAGGTTTGAATCGCATGTTTAGCCGCCGCACTCGTTATGACTTTTACTGGCCTGATTTTGCGAATATTGGTGAGCAAGCTGTTTTGAATAAAGAGATTTATTCAGATGGTTCTGCTAACGATAATCTTACTTTTGGTTATCAGGAGCGTTTCGCAGAATATCGCTACAAGCCTTCTATGATTACTGGCAAGTTCCGCTCTACTTACTCAACCCCTCTTGATATGTGGCATTTGGCGCAGAAGTTTACTTCTCTTCCTACTCTTTCTTCTACTTTCATCACTTCTTCTACGCCTATAGATCGTGTTGTTGCTGTTCCTAGTGAGCCTGATATGTTGTTCGATGGTTTGTTCGATCTTATTTGTGCTCGTCCTATGCCTATGTACTCTGTCCCCGGACTGAGGAGGTTCTAATATGGGTCTTGGTGATATTGTTAAAAAGGTGGCCGGCCCCGTTATTGGGGCCGTCACCGGTAACCCTGTGATAGGCGCCGCCGTCACAGGTGGTTTGTCTCTTCTTGGTGGTGAGCGTGCTAATGCGGCTTCTGCCGCTTCTACTAGGGAGCAGATGGACTTTCAGGAACGAATGTCCTCGACCGCACATCAGCGCGAGGTAGCTGATTTGAGGGCCGCTGGCCTCAACCCTATTTTATCTTCGCTCGGTTCTGGTGCTACAACCCCCTCAGGTGCTTCGTATGATGCTAAAGACACTATTACACCCGCTATTCATTCCGCGCTTGCCTCGAAGCGCAATTCTGCTGAGGTTGCGAATTTGCTTGCACAAAATAAGCAAATTGATTCTCAAACTGCTCTTAATAAGTCTCTTGCTGTTGCTGCTAATGCTGACGCTCTTCTTAAGTCCAATAATGCTCGCGTTGCTGCTAATAACGCCGCTATTTCTTCCGCTGATCTTCCTTTGGCTGCTCTCAAGGCTGACGCCATGAGTAAGCTTGTCACTACTGCCAATTCTGCCCGATCTCTTTTACAGGCCGTTGTTAAACACGGTCCTGAAAAGTTTATGAGTATGGAGTTTCCCAACCCCTTGAAAATTTTTGGAGGTAAATAATGTCTAAATTTCCCCTTTTTCGCACTGCTTATGACAATTTGCAAAAAGACTATTCTGATATGACTGCTATAGATTTTTCTTATCCTGAGGATGACATAAATCATCCTTCTCGTTCTCGCACCGTCCAGGCTGACGCTGCCGAGACTGATATGAATGTTATTATGGATAAGTATATTAAGACTGGTCTTGTTCCCCAAGGTCTTGCGGAGCCTTTTTATGGCGATGCTTCTGCGCTTCCAGATTTTATGGAGGCTCAGCAGATTATCATTGATGCACGCAATGCTTTCGAAGCTTTACCTGCTAAACTTCGTGATCGTTTTCATAATGCCCCTGAAAACTTTTTGGCTTTTATGGAGGATGAGGCCAATTATGACGAGGCTGTCGCTCTCGGGCTTTTGGTGCTTAAGGAGACGCCTCCTGAACCTCCCGCCGCTCCCCCGCGCCGATCGTGACTGGGAAAC